GATATGCGGGCTAAGCTCCCTATTGTGTTTGTAGTTGATGTAAGTCAAAATATCTGTTATTGCGTTCATGATTATATAATACTACAGACGGACAACAATACAAGAAAAACTTTATCTTTTTTTTCAATTAATCTTCATCACCTGAGCCATAGATATCTATCGGCTCATCATCATGTGGGTTACTCTTATCTATTCTCATATTAGTCTAACCAGTTAAATTTATCTGCGATCTTCGCAAGTACACCAGCTACTACGCAGGCTACGGATACAATTAATACAGTAAGTGCTATAAACATGCTATTGATCTCCTCCAATTTGGTTTCATTTCAAGAGTCAGCCCATCTTTGTCATTCCACTCAAAGGATCTTACAATCCCTCTCTCTCCTAGGTCTAGGATGTACTCCATATGTATTACCTTGGTAAGCTCTGGATTGTGAGCCTCCAATATCTTTGTAGTTTCTGGACGGGTTGCTAAGAACTCCTCTTCCAATTCTTCTAAGTCTATTGTCTCGTTCATATTCGCACAGTATCATAGATGGACAACAATAGCAAATAATAAAATGATTAAAAGTGAAAATAGTAAGATCTGAAAAGCGAACATTTTTCACGTAAATTGTTAAAAAAACACAAAAGCTTTAATAGACTGGGCACCAACTCGTTACAAGGTGGATTTTGCTATGTTATTGGCACCAAATGCCATGTATTAGAAATGCTATGTCGCAGGCCGTAAAATGTAGATAAAGCTGAGGAGAACCAGGGAATTGGCTGCTCTTAGGTTAGGCGGGACGCCGCTTAGTCAGCATACGTTGTAGGTAATAATTTGGCGGCTAAAAAATCTATCGCCCTTGGCCGTCTCTTGTGAACTCTTGCCCGCTAATATTGAGTTGCGAACTTTTTGGAACTTACTGGGAACATCGGAGTCCCAGCGGTAAAATTCCAAACTACCCCTTTTTTGCTATGTCGAAGGCGAGGTGGTACCTACTCCAACATTACCATTTCCCTATTTTTATAGCGTTTTGCATTCCAGCGGCACAGGCCCCCAGCATACATGTAAGTTTACTAGTAAGTAATGTAGGCAAAAAAAAGGAGAGGCGTTAGCCCCTCCCTTCGTGATATCTCTTATCCTAATCCATCTGCGCCATGTAATACTCATGCTCCTCTGCCCTAAGTCTATGCTCCTCATGCTCATCGATGAAATCCTCGTGCTCGGCAATCCCTTCATAGATTAGCCCCATATCTCTGCGCTTCTTATCCCTCTCAATCTCCTCCTCATTTGCTTTCGTATACGGAGCCTCATATACCTCTCCTGTTTTATAGGCCTCCACCGCCTTGGAGATCTGCCTGTTGTAAGTTTGGCTTGGTCTTCCTCCCTTAAAGTGGTACTCAACTGCAGCTTCTACAAGCCAAGCTTTGTGAAGGTCTTCAGGGAGATTCTCCTTAGACCACGCTCTTAGCCTGTCTAAGAATTTTGCTCCTGTTATGTAAGGAGCGACAAGATTCTCGTTACGCAACACTTCCTGCTGCTCTTCATATTCTCCCGCAAGGGCCTCATAAGTAGATTTATTTAATTCGTTCATATATACATTATACATTATTATGGATGGTTGACAAGAGAAAAAGATAAAAAAATGAAAATAAAAAAAGGGAGGTATAGCGCACAATAAATATGATGAACGTCAGCGCAGATCAAAATAACTGCACCCGCATAACTAGCCTTTCAGTGTATGCCTTGGCGGGCTAGCCTGCACATATTTATCGCTTCAGTAAAATCAAAAACTGATGCTACACCTCCCAAATACGGTAGGTACTCCCCCTGTAGGGAAACAGCTTATCGCTATGGGGCCTTATCTTGTAATTCCCTGCACGTATCGTCTGTCCCTAGAGGGGGTAACTCTAATTAGCTTTGGCCCTGTGCGCCAGACCCGAGGTTCTTCTCATCCTCCTCCGATCCCTATTGCTAGGGAAGTTTTGCGGCCCAAAGTGGGTAAAGCGGGACTCCTCCCTCTCTACCTCGGCTAATTAAAGCTAAATTTTACAGTGTCCAAGTGGCGAGAAACTCACATTTCTTTTCTAGGTTAATTCCTACCCTCCTGTTGAGTCGCTTGGCCTGAGGCACTGTTGCGGTCTCCATCGAGGGCGTGTCTCCAGTGTTACTCGCCTACTGGCATGTTTTTCTGGTCACTGCTTAAAATTGGTTATTTCAAAGAACTGATTCTATTATACTACACTTATATATTAGTGTCAATACTTTAATTGAATTAAATTGCATTTAAATATCCATGTGGGAAATACAATGCATGCTTATCCAATAGATACCTCGCCATCATAATCTTAGGTGCGGGCTTTTCTATCGTCCACCTACTGTTATCCCAGACATCTAGTAAATCTACGTTATTGTAAACCCATTCGTATATCTCTTCGTGATCGTCTCGGCACACTAAATTCTCCACCCCTGAGGCTTCGCTCGTTATATGTATAGTGTCCTCTAAAATTTCTTGGTTTGTAACTCCCATGCAACCGAACTCGGAACTCCACTCTGTGGTGGTTTCTATCACACCTTCATAATAGCCTGTGTACTCCACGCCCCCGAATGTGGTTTTGAAAGTTCCCTCGCTGGTTTCTGTCTCTGATTTATAAGTGATTAATTCGTTCATCGTATAGTCTTTCTTTATATTATCTTCCGTTCCAAAGTCCCCAAGGGCCGTTGATAGGGTTTTCATTATCCTCTTCCCAAGGAGTAATGAAGCAAGCCCTGAAGGCGGCCCGCTCGAAGCGTTCGAGGCCTTTGGCTCCTTTGCCTTGCTTGCAGATGTGAATCGCTCTATTGACGATCTTACCGCACCACTCAAGCTCCTGCTCGGACTTAAGCTCAAGCTCCCTGATGATTTGGGAGATTAGCAAGTCAGCATCCTCAATGTAGCGAGGGGCTGATTTTGCTGCTGACTTAGCGATTGTGTAAATAATAGGATTTTTGTTCATATGACTATAATAACATAGATGGACAACTAGACAAGTATTATTTATGTATTACTGTTATTTTTTTTGTAGAGCGAATTACCGTAGTTTGCGTAGATTCGGGCAACTGTAGGTAATAATTAGGAGGCGAGGGTGCCGTCCGTAAACCGAAACGGTGACGCCTAACCCCCACAGCAGACGTCACCGCGACCAAGTGGTCTAAGGGTTACTCCAAAAACCCCTCGTTACTTTCTTCCACTCTTTCGCGAAGTGCAAAGAAAACTCTTCGTGGCTTATCTTCTGATATATAAATATACAATATGCCTATTTTACATAAGTAATGGAGCGTGTCGTGCAGATCTTGATCCCCTAACCCTGCCCGTTTCTCTATAAGAGAATAGCTTGTCCATAGGTATTTCTCCCGTGAACAAGCTAGCATTATTACTTGGTGATCTCTGTCGAACTCCGATTGCCTTTTCAGCCACTGGAGCCCATGTGCTAAATCTTTCATGTTAACCTTGGCTTTTATCATCTAAGCTAAATCCCTCGTAAGCGTCAAGCCCTTCGTAAATCTCGCCTAGATCTGGGCTGAAGTCCAACTCCATGGGCAGGTAATCTTCACAATATGGGGCATCAATTTCTGCGGGAGTGGGGGCTTCCGCCCCTATCGCTTTCCCGCTGTTGCGTCTTCTAGATCGTCAATCCAGCTTCTGCCATTCGCTCTATTGTTGGCGTGTGGATCAGTGAAGCCACTTCCAACTATCTCGCTTGAATGAACCTTGGGTTTGGCTTTGGACTTCTTACCACCCCAGTAAGTCCCGTACCCTTGGGTACTAAAGTTTGTATACTTTGGGGCGCGTCTTGGAGCTTCATAGCTATGGTTTGAATACCATACGCCTTTGTCCCAGTGGCCTTTCTTCTCGTTGAAGATAACAGCCTCACCGTCTCCGCTCATTACTACCACCTTGCTTTCGCCAATCGCTAAATTGATGACTTTCTTGCCATGAATTGTGTGGATGAAGCTTGGGTGAGAATTAACTATCGGCCCAAGTATCCGATCAACAAAGTTTGAAGTGTCACTTCCATCATCGTCAACTCGCACTCGGTCGATAACTCCATTATGAATCATCGCCGTATGTCCGTTGATCTTGAATGGGTGGCAGTTCTCCGTGGTGTGTTCACCATGGGTAGCCCACCTGAAGTGAATCAGCATCGCTCTGCTAGTCCTGATCTTTTTGTAAGCTTTCCAGAACTTGGCAAAGCTAAAGAAGCCTTTCTTGATTACTACTTTACCATCCTTGGCATAAGCGATACCTGCTCCATGCGGGTTGCGTCTGAAGGCTTCCTGAAGTCGTGACTTACTTACCTCCTTGTTTTTGGGTTTATAAATTGCTAGGCACATTTTTTTCCTTTCGTTTTGTTTTGATTTTGTTCCCCTTTATAGGGGAGTTATTTAATACTTATTATTATATCATAGATGGACAATAAGACAAGCGATTTATTTAATTTATTTTACGCTCTATTATCATACTTTTCAGCCATCCTTAAGGCAGTCTCCTGCATCGATTCCCACTTATCGGCGAAGATCGTGGACTCGTACTTAAGATACTTACCCTGCTTGGCAGAGTTCATCTTACGGAGCAGAACCTTTAGGGTTCTTACTCCTGCCTTAGAGGCATTCTTCTGGTACCCCTTATTAAGATTCCAAGAAACCGAATCCGATTTCGTATGGCGAGTTTTCCAAGCCAATCGGCAGAGGAAAACGATGGTCGCTAAGTGCATGGCGATCTTATCGGTATTCAAAGTTCCCGCAGGAAAGCGAAACTCCAAGGTCGCTCTACTATCTCCCATTCCTCTATTCAGATTGCGAAGATTAAGGCAACGGTATCTCTCAGCATAATCCCATATACGAGTATAATCACTTTGATCCTTAGAGCCCTTGGACTTATCACCAACTGTCTTGGCTACAGCCATTAGGTTTTCGTTCTCATTATGGCGTCTGCAATAGTGATTGCGATCTCTCCTAGTTCCCGTCTGGGCATATAACCCATCTTGGAAATTCAGAACCAACTTATTAAGCTGAGCGAGAAAAGCGACAACGTCATCCACTTTGGCATTACCAACTATGCCCTTAAGGCCTACGTGAAGATGAAGCCCACAAGTGGTATTCACTCGGCAACCTTCTTCTCTAAGCTTATCGGCTATATCGCAGATATACTTAACACCTAAAGCGCCCGTCACCGCAGGGGTAACAAACTCAACTCCAGTGAAACCACTTCGGCTAGTGCTTACACTCGCATCACGCTCACAATGAGTTGAGCTATGGGTAAGTCTTCCGTTCCGTGATCCTACATACCTAGGTAACCAATCGGTTGGACTTGGGTTTCTGGCATGATAGCCATTAATATACGTATTACGTACATCGGCATTATCGCTAGTGGACTCAAGCCTTGGCAAGAGAACTTCAAATTCAGCACCAAAAGTGAAGCCACTTAGTGGTCTGATATAGGTAGGGCACTTCCCACCATAGTTTGCAAACTCACTCGGTAGGTGTGAGAGCAGATTATTAGAATTATTAGGCATAATGATTTTCGTTTCGTTTAGTTCTGGCAGAATCTTTTTTAATTCTACCTGATTAGATTATATCACACCTAATTATTTATGTCAATACATTAAAACAATAAAAGTTAAATTATTTTATGGCTATATAGTAGCGATTTACTTGCCGTCCGAATAGGCATTTAGCCAATCAGTCAGCCCTCTCATCACCACTGGTAAATCATCGTCACTTTTAATATCCAAGGTCAGCGTCCAGCCACCTCCTGTCTTCGGGGTTGCTTTAATCCCAGTTACCTTTTCGGTTTCCCTTCGTTTTTTGCTCTGTTCTCTCAGCCACTCGTGATATGGCTCGTTCGATATATGATTGCTTGGCATTGCCGTTGTCCTTTCTTGTTGTTGTTTAGCAGGTAATAACTTGGCATCTTTTAAAACGCCGTCTTAATTTAAATTTTCATTCTTGTTTGCCCGTCAGAGTTTAGCTCCTGTTGCATTATATATAGCCGAAGTACACCGCCGTCCCAGCTCGTTCGTCCTAGCGGCCCCATAGGTCGCAACTTCGCCGCCGCCGCAGGTAATAACCTACACATTTTTGTATCGCCGCCCAGCTTTTCAGGCTGGTTATGCCTTCCGCCGCTAGCTTTAGCTGCGAATAGTTTACGTTTCCTGATATTTTTGAGACGTCTGCCCCCTTTTTGTCGGTTCTCTGTTCTGCTCGCGAGCCTTATTTTGCTTTGCTTTGTTTTCGGTTGTTTTGTAAATGCCCCGTTTAGCTTAAATGCGATGGGTTGTCGTTGGAGTGCTGTAAGTTGCATTGGATCTTGGACGTTGGGTTGTTGGTTGACTGCTGTAATTCCGTTTTATTTACCTTGGGGTGGCTCTCACCTCTAACCTAGAGAGCCGTTATGATGTGTTATGTGTACTATAGGTGGAGGGGGTGCTTTGTCTTTCTTATGGGGGTACCTGTGCTTTCTATTGCCCTTAGTGTGTTTGTGTGTCTTTCCTGTGGGATTTACTACTTCCGATTTTGAAATTCGAGTTGGAGGCTTCGCAGAATGCTTTACGCATTCTTATAAACTGATGGTTGTTGGGACTATTGCTGTAATCTGTATTTCACCTATGCTGATATGGGGAACACTGCCGCATTACCGATCATTGCTTCCGCCTCCTTAATTCCTTCTATACATTGCCTTGCCCACTCACTGGGTGCATTGATTCCCATATCTTCATTATAGGGATTCTCTCCCACCATATATGGCTTCTCTATTAAAGTTGCTCCATAGGCGACTGCCACCGCCCCTGAATGTATTGACTTATCATTTCCGCTATACCCGACTCCGATTCTGGGTGACTGCATTTCTATCCGCATTCTCTCTATTGCTTTCATTCCACACCCGTCCGCTCTTATAGGTCTATCTATACCTGCATGGAAAATTACCCCCGTCCGTTTTTGGGGGAGTACTCTATCAGATTTCGGAACCGTACCCGTATTAAATCCACTAGGAGGACTGCAAAGTAATCGATGCAGTATTTTAATTGAGTTCCACCCCATCATCTCTGTAGATATTCTCACCTCATTGAAATTCCATATGCAATATTTTAGAAGTTCTAGGTAATACCCCTTCCCTTTCGGCATCCGCACCCACCTTGGTCTAAACTCAGCTATCATCTCCGCACATTCTTCATTACCAACTGATGCAGACCACTCTATGCCTATGGACTGGCAATGATCATCAATTAACTTAAAGTCCTCAAAACTTAGCTCACCCTCCCCATTTATTTTCTCTTTTTGTAACTGGACTGCTGTAAATCCAACCTCTTTTGCAGAATCTATTAAATCTATGGCAAGTACAACACTACCGCCATGACATAAGCCTAAATCAGCAATTACTTCAGTTTTCACATCAATTCTCTATTACCCTTTTCTATACTTATTATATCAACAGAGCAATCCTCTGGAGCATTTATACAGAACCCCATGTATTGATCAAGTCGATCTTGAGCTATTAATTCATTTAAATTAAGGAATAATTGGTGCTGATTTCGAGAATCTAATCTGGAAATCTCATCTAATACTGCTAGACGGAAATTACTTCTACTTGCTAAAGCTACACCTAACCCCATTTGAGTGACAGCTTTCTCCGCCCCACTAAAAGTATCTATCGGTACCCATGTGATACCATTTATCTTGCGACCCATCTTTTTGCCATCCCACTCTATATTTTCCTCAATAATGCCAAAAGTTACTGCATTTACAATGCTTAGAGCATCATTTACAGCAGAAGAAACTATGTCTTTACGCATATCTCTCACTGTAGCAAGTACAGATTTAATGACATTACACTTTCTCTCTGCTACCCCCAATTTTGTTTCCGCCTCCTTCATTAGGTCACTTTTAGCCCTCATATTCTGGATCTTAAACATTTCCCCTTCAAGTTCTTTAAGTCTTACAGAAAAACCTTCCTTTTCTGAATTGAGTTCCTCGATCTTAGCTTCATAATCGACCTTTAAATACTTTTCTAGCAACTCTACATCTTTATCAGAGAGGGGTTGCGTAGCCTTCTTTCTCTCTTCTAACTTCTTAATATCCGATTCGAGCTTATTTTGCGTTACTTGCAACTCAGATAACGCTTCCTTGTTTTCTCTCACATTATTCCCTGCCTCATCAAATAAGCCATCCTCAGACCAAGAAACGGTACTATTAACTAACGCAAAGGAACTCCCTGTAAATACAGCATTCCCCTTTACTTTATACATGCATCCATTGAGAGGTGAAGCATCTGCAAGCTTTGTGTACTCTGGAGACTTTAATTCCACCAACTTTTCTATCTTCTTTTTAACTGAAGATAACGCCTCTTTTGCTATTCCTAACTTCTCTTCATCAGGCATGCGACAAAAACTTGGGTCTGCATCGAACTCTCCATTTTCATGATCCTCAGTGAAATCATCTATCTCCTGCTTATTCTCGGCTTCCAAGATTGAAATGTGCAGATCAAGAAGCTTTTCCTTCTTAGCCATATCCATTTCTGCTTTAAGTATCTTTTTACCGATCTTTTCTGACTTAGATAACAACTCATGTATTTGATCATGAATTGCAGAAGTCTCTTCTTCGGTTGCTTCCAATAAAGGAATATCATCCAAGAGATCATTAGCCATTACCTTTAAATTCTTTTTGATCTTATTTCTTGCCCCTCTTTCTTCTGCTAACCGCTCATCTAAATTTGCTAGCGAAGATATATCCCCATCAATAATGATTTCATTTGCGAGACTAGCCAACCCTTTAATATCATCGAGGTCATTATCTTCCCCCTCTGTTGTCATTCCGCTGACCCTAACTCTCCCAATGCAATTAGATACGAAATCTTTTGTGACTAACGAGCTATCACCACACATCTGAAGTAAAGTCTCCATTCTTGCTGTATCTCCCTTACCCCAGAACTCTTCTGGGCATAGATTCAATCTAAGCGATGGATCAACATCGAATCCTGCTACATGATTTGTCTTTGCGCTATTTCCCATAGGCATAATGGTAAATTCACAGGTATCACCATCTTCAAAGTGTACCTTTGCCTCAGTCTTTTTGTTATATGTGCCTAACTGCAATAGGTTTTTACCTTGTTTTCCTAACTCATCATGCTCTCCCAGAAAGGCTAGCTTGATCGCATCTAGTATTGAAGACTTTCCACTCCCATTACCACCGCAGAATACCATTTTCTTACTGAAATCTATATCTCTAGACGTTCCTTTTAGATTATCTATTATTAGCTTATTTATTTGCTTTTGACTCATATGATTTTTTTTAGAGAAACTTAGGTGTTCAAATGAAGCGAAAATGCATCGAGGATACTATGAAGAAAAACCCCGAATAAAACGCTTTTGTCCGAGGCTCTCCCTCGACTCTATTCCTAAGTTTCAAATTCGTTAACTAAGCTGCTTCAATGGGAGTTGCAGGCATTCTTTCTACTATTCCATTTCTATCTGCCTTGATGAAGAAACTTGAAGCGATTGCTTGAACTTGAGCTTCTGTCATCTCAAACCCATTCTTAGCTTTCTGCTTCTCACTAACCCAAAGAGCAGCGTCATAGCACATACTCATGGTATTACCCATCTTTACAAAGCTCTTCTTGGCATCCTCATAGGAACCTCCAGAGCTTGCCTGAGACTGAGTTGAAGGCTGACTTACAGCACTTTTTGGTGTAGGTGAGTCTGGAGTGCCGTTATCTACGAATCCTTGGTTAACAGATAGTTCCGCTCCTGAAAAAACCCAAATTTCTGGAGGGGTTTGCCCTTGGTACTCCCTGCCTTTCTTGCGCTTTAGACCATAAAGACCCTTGTCATTCTTTCTGCTCTTAGCAATAATCTGCTGACCAACAAGATCTTGCGGAACATCATCTCTGCTTGAAAAGACTATTCTAATGCTTGATCCATCCTGCGTCAGTGTCGCATTTTGGAATTTATATTTCTTATCTCCTTCACCTCCCGATACTGGGTTAGCTTGAAGATTGGTAAGCACTCCAGTTATTGCTTCTGGAACTGCTCCTTCTGACATCTGAAGTAAATCTGATGGTTTAGATATTATCATTTTTTCGTTTTGTTTTTAGTTAATAAAATTAATATGCGCTGACTGGCATTTGTCTAGCTTCTGAATATGATGACCAATACTTGTGATCTTTATTATCCCACCACATATCCTTGCTATTTAGGAAATAAACCCAAGCTGTAGTTATTGACCCATTCTCTAACTCAACCTCTCTGACTCTTCTCTCATAGAATGAAGGGTGACTCTCTAAACAATCTAATGGGCCTATATCAGTGATTTCATAGAGTTCTCCATGAACTCTTTCACCCTCACCTTTCTTATCTATTAAATACGGCAACCCTTCTACAATTAGGGGGTAGCAATCTGCTGTAACAGCCTTACCTAAAAGAACTCCTCCTGCATTTTCCATCCATCTATGATTTCCGAAATCTTTCTGAAGTGTTCCATATACAAATACTTTATTCATAAGGGGATTATACCCCTACTTATATTAATGTCAATACTTTAATTCATAAACCTAATCTATTTATTTCATTTGAGATCAGATTTTCTATAATTCTTGACGCAGGCTTCCCCTCTAAAGATTTCAATTTATTCAGCCCTTCTAAAACCTTTGGGTGTAACCTAGTAGAATACATTCTTCTTTTACTACCAGCTGGTAACCGCTTTCTACCCACTTTGGGTTTATTTGTTTTCTCTTCGTTTTCTCTCTCCATATACCCTATTCGTCTATATTTTTGCTTTCGTCAATACAGAAACATAGTGTTTCTATTTGGCAAATAGATTTTTATTTGCTAACCTAATGGATGAAAAAGATTATTATCCTTCTTGGAGCAGTTTCAATTCTAGCTTGCGGGGTTTCCTGCAACTCACTTGATACAGGAGCAAGTCTCCCTATTCCATTCACTGACCCTGCTTCTAGAGTCAGCTTGGACATTAAAGCCACCCCTATCCCACCTAAGTTCTGCATCGGTCTTGATATAAGCGGAGCTGAATAAAAACAACTGAATCATATAGTCTGTAGCACCATCACTTTCTAGTGATATGGTGTTCAGCCTATTGGTTCTTATTTCTTAAAGAATGGAACCAGAGAAATCAATTTTAAAAGAGTTTCTTAATGGAGGCTGGCTTGTGCCTCTTATTGGAGCAGCTGCAATGTTTGCTAGATTATTATCAGGGCAAAATGAACTAACCGTTAAGCAGCAATTCAAAAGGATCGTGACCGCTATATTAGCTTCTGGTATAGCTTGGTTTATACTAGAACAAACTGATGTGTCATCATTCACTAAGGCAATTACTTACGGCATAATAGGGGTCGTAAGTCCAGAGGTTATAGGGGGGCTAGTAAGACTAGGGCAAAGGTTTGAGAAAAACCCAGAAAACTTTTTAAAGAAATGAAACCACGAGTAATAGTTTATTTTTTAGCTGCGATAGTTTTCGCATTCGGCATCAAGGGATTCCTTTTACATAAAGACATTCATAAAACCTTGAAGGACAACGCAAGGCAACAAGAGGCCGCTACAATGGAGATTGGTATGTGTTTTGATTGGTATGGGGTGATTATAGTTGATTCAGTCGTAAAGGTAGCCACTGGATTAATTACTCCTGAGATGATGATTGAAACCTTACAAGAAGAAAAGGCGAACAAGGATGAATACTTAAGGCTATACAAGCCGACAATAACAGATGCAGAGAAAGAAGATGCTCAGTTTGTATTTAGGCAAGATAAAAAGATAGACTACTTAGTCGATACACTTATCCAACTTGCAAAGAATAATAACCTAGAAGGTATTTCTGAACTCATACCTCCAATGTATGATCTAACTGACCCCACTATTGAGGCTATTAATAATCTTATCGATGCCAAGATGTACTATAATGAAGCTCAGAGCGAGATTCTTAATAAGAAGCTAGAATCCTTTTCGGAATTTTTAACACTACTGCTGATCCTATCAGGAGTTTTATGTTTTTGCGTGACTTTCTCTAGAGCTTGCAAATAATATTAATCCCCGAAATCTCTATGGATTGTCACATCCTGTTGAGCAATTGTTTTAATACGAGAGGATTCCTCTATAAACAAAACAAACTTGGCGGTAAAGCTGTCTGCTGTACCTAGTGCAGTGTTTATTGCGGCTGCTTGAGCAGTTGTGTCGAAAACCGCTTCATAATAACAAACTGCATCCGCTCCATGCTGTTGGACTGATATCCCAATATTACTAGTATCATTGCTTGTTGCGACATGCTCAACTTTACCAGCACTGGTAGAATTTATTAGAGCATAACTACTTGTGCTTGTTTGAGTGAATCCCTGTTTTTCCGCAATGGCTAAAGCCGCTTTTCTAGCTGGGTAATCCGCTATAGCGCTCGGTGCTGTCGTTGTATCGATATCGATACGAGTAGCATTATAAGCTATAGTTGGCGCGGTAGTTGTTTTAGTGCCCCCTGTGTCATTAAACCAAAACGCATCAACAACCTCATCATCTCTATTATAACTCTTATATAACTGATACTCATTGTCCCCCGTCATAGTTGCGTCTAAAGCGGTTCCACCAGCCGTTGCCGCCACTTTAAAAGTTAGAGGCGTCCTATCTCTTACATAATAGAACTCTTGCTGAGTTGAAAAAGGAGCTTCATTAGTATTTCCAGCCGCACTATAGACAAACTTTATCGCATCCCCATCAGCTACTGGTGGAGTAGTTTGCGTAAACACGCTAGGATTTGAACTCGCATTTGTTGAAGCAGTTTGCGTTGAAAGACTGCTATCTATCTCAAGACTAGCATCACCAATTCTTCTGCTTATTGTAAAATACTTTCCTGCTAGATTATTAATATCTTTGGAAAACGATATGAAATAGCTTTGTTTTTTTTCTGCGCTTTCTTCGACTTTACTGAAAGTCTGATTGGCAACTAATTGTGTGGCATCGTCTGATTTTCTTATCCCACCTTTTAGATTACCACCTGCACCAAGACTCACTCCATGCGTGAGTACTCCAGTGTTATAATTGTACTCAGTTAAGTAAACCCTAAATTGTATCTTATCACCTTGCACTATAGGTATAGTAGATTGTGCAGTAGTTCCCTCAGAATTACTTATAGATCCAGTTGGATTATCAGAATTTATCTGTGCATAAAGAACATCTGTAGTACTGGTTTTTACCGTTGCTGAATATGACATTATTTACCCTCTAGTTTTCTTATTCTGAGTTCATGGTCATCCAATATATCATCTTGGCGATCATTGACTCTGTTTGTTTCTACCATCACCGCAAGCACCTTCTCGATATCGCTGACTTTGATCTTTAGATCGCTAACTTCTGATTTAGTTGCAAATTGGCTTCCCATCCATGCTACAAGCAATAACCCTAAAGGAGTGCCTATCTTAAACATTATGTCAAAGAAGGCATGTACTTTAGTTATGGGTCTTAACCCATCTGGTTTATCTTCACTCATATCCTTCGTCTTCTAGGCTACCTGCATACCATCCTGCTGGTAATTTTACTTTATCCTCAGTGCGAACCCAGCCTTTTTCTTTATAAATATAAACGTGACCTGTCACGTCATCTGCTAGTCTTACCATGCCGTTGCTTTGAGGAATGAAAATTACTTCACTTTTTTTTGGTGGTGTTGCGCACCCTTTGCTTAAAACGCTCACGCAAATCACGAGGAATAGGTTCAGCATCCTTTGCAACTTGTTCGTCTCGTTTAACATCATTTGCGAATATAGTCAGTATTTTTACTAAAGCTTCCAATATCAGCTTAAATATCTTCACTATTTTTTGTTCTTAGCTTTCCCGAAATTTGCTCCAATTAAATTAATAATCTTAGAAAGCGCATCTACAATTTTATTATCTGTGTCATTTGGTGTCATTGTTGCTACCAATGCAGCTACTCCAATTACTTGTAATGCTATTGCTCCTACTGTATCCCAGTTTTCAATTAAGTATGTCATAATATTTAAAGTGTTTTTTAAAGTTCTGCAGTTTTTTCATACTACTGCCTTGTTAAAGGTCGTTCCTATTGACACTTCAGTCAATACTTTGTTGTGATCGCTTAGTCGCATTTCGCAACATTATAATCGTGAGAATCATCTGACTGACTCCTACCTCTTCCAACTTTATCCATTTGAATATGTAATCCTTTTATATTCGCATAAGCATCATCCCCTCCAAAGGCATCAGGAAAGTCTATAAGTTGAGTGCTTGCAGTGCCATCGTCAGGGAAACTTCTAGGGTGAGGATCTTGTCCAGCATGCGTTACCGTCACTTGACCGCCCTCTGCCACGGTCACCGCTGCTCCAAGGTACTGAACACAACTATCAGCTTTGAAACGGAGAATATGCGCTCCTCCATGAAAAGTAGATCCACCATTGGTGTCTGCGTCTTCCATTGTGAAGACTACACATACAACATATCTGCACCCTATATGAAGATTATCGCATCTTAATGCATAACTACTCCCATTACTGTTATCTGGATCGGCAGGTGAACCTAGACTCCAGAAACCGCTTGCTCCGCTTTGTCCAAACATTGAATCTGTTGCGGCATTACTTCCATTGTGATCTGGGTGGCTATCTGGACTGCCGTTTGCTTTAAAATTAGACTGTCCATTCGCCTCATGGTAAACCCTCATCAAATTATTGCCTTGATACCACTCCCATAAAAAGACCTGAGGGCAGCCGCATGGGTGTATATACTCATATTTATCTTCGCAAGCTGCATACGTGGGGAATGTTGGTATTGTATTTGAAGCTTCAAGCCCTCCTGTTATAGCTATATATGGAAGCTTTTCACAACAATGGATCATGCTTTCAAAATCCCGACTATTCTCAGGATCAGGGTCAGAGAAATCTTTGAAAAGATTATCAGCATAACCAACTTCATTTACAATATTATCGGGTATATCCTCTGAGCTTTTTTCTGGATTCACACCAGTGCCTTGCACTGTTGCATTAACCTTTTTAATGTTACTAGTTGCCATTTACACTCCCCAGAAGAAATGAGAAACCCCACATGATTTATGCTTTAAGCTATGTGTGACTGATTGATGTATTTTACTTATAACTGCAGTCTGATTTACCTCCACCACTGTGACTCTTCCAATCTCTACATGACCTAATACATTAGTGTCCTCTGGCACTTGATCCTCTCCAGTGCCTCGACTGTTGTCTCCTGCTGTTGTTTTTGGTTTCGTTGTTATTTTAATCTCAGGAGCAGTTGCAACTACTTCGTTTTCCGTAGTACATGGATCATTTGGAGTAAAGGCTAAATATATCACATACTCTCCCACATCTTCTCCTGCTTCTACGAACGGAAGACCAATGCTTGTGTCAGAATCATCATGTATTGCTATCTTATTGTCAGTAGAAACTTCAATTTTAGGCACATTGCCATCTATTGTTCCATAATAAACCCTTATCTTTAGCTTATCTTGCGGCCCTCCAAATGGATACAACTTGAATGGATAAAACCTAGCAGGCGGGGAGGCATTAGCACCCATTCTGATAGTTGTTGTGGATTCATCATCATCTATTAATAATCCCTTGCCAACCTTTATTGGTTTTGCGCCCTGAATTTTTTCAACAGCCTCCGCTATTTCATTTATAGCCCTTTCGAGGTTTGGAGAAGCATTAAAAATTATTCTAGGTAAATTTCTATACTTTTGTTTATTTTCTTGAGGCATATCTTTTTAATCTATATCTGCATACCCATATATCAATTCATCCCATCCTCTTCTTCCCGACAATCTCCACACCTTGGTTACCTTTCCTCCTTTTCCTATAGCTTCATATCCAGCAGAAATTAATAGCCAATTTCTAGGTTTACCATTATCCATCAAAGGGGTAGGTGGAGTTGGTATTCCGCTTCCTTTAAAGAAATTGCTATCTATCTTACCTAGATACTTGCAATGCTCTTGTAGTTTTTCTATGCTAGAAATAGCAAACACTTTACTTTGCTCAAAGGTAACACTTGGTTCTAAATATGAGTCAACTCCAGCTTTTGGATTAACAGCATCTTGTAAATCTCCAAAATCATTATTTGGTATTGGAACCTTATGTTTAGGTGGAAAAGCTTTAAAACTGCCATCCTCATTAAATTGAGGATCAAATGCTGCAGCCCAACCTTCATCGATACCATTTCCAAAATTCGGATGAGTGTCTATAGGTTCAGTTGATGTAGCAGCTCTTATATTACTGGTTACTTGTCCATCTAGATTTGGATCAACTCCACGGAACTGGATACTTATTTCAGCTAATCCTCCTTCTTTTGCTGTAATCTTTCCTCCACTTCTAAGCATCCAAGGGTAATCAGGGTGAGATTGAATTGATAGCGCTTTAGCTACCGCACTTTCTTGACCTATTGACGCAGTAAGACTGCCTTCAGCTATCCCATTTTCATCCCAAGATACTCCTTTTGTTATCTCTGTATATTCTTGGTTATTAAGTATTGCCATTAGTTACTTGCTCTCTATCTAATTAATTTCATTACCCTTTAATTGCATATCTCCAAGCTCTCTTAGACCTACGAAATCTACATCTGCATTCAAAGGCTCATCTGGCCCTCCCTCTGGGGCTGATACCCCATAAATATCTTCGTCCCATCCTCGTCTTCCTGACATAGTCCATTCCATATTAATGTCTCCTGTAACCTTGCGATTTGGATCATTTTTAGCAGGACTTATAAAACTAGCAGAAAATCCCGTGTACAACCAATTCCTACCTTCAAGGACTGGGCAATTTCCATCTGGAGTGCTTATTTTCCCTAGGCCTTCAAGTGTGGGATTACGGGTTGATTTAAAACTTTTCGACCATACTCCAGAAGCTTCAAGGTAAGATGAAACTCCAGCATACCAATTCTGTTCTCCTTCTGCTGCTGCTTCTCCTTTTGCATTGCGAACAGGTTGAGTAAAAGTCTCACCGTCATCCATTGATAAAGTGCCCACTTCTTCTGCAGCTAATTTATGTGAAAACTTTCTAAATACTCCATTAGGCTCAAACTGCGCACCATGAAGGGGTTGATCTCCATGCCCTGCAAATTTTTGGAAATCTGGATGTGTATCTATAGGCTCAGATGAAGTGTTCATCTTCATTTTATAAACAACATCATCACTTGTTTTTTTATAACTTACGCTACCTGAGGCAGTATTAGCATCACTTGTTGATCGAGCTCCCACAAAATCTCCATATACAGTTCCAGATGTAAAATAATTTTTACCTACAAGTTCACTTGATGTGTCATTAAAATTAACAGTAGCCCCAACAGGTTGAAGGGTTTTGTAATCTCCTATTTCAACCGAACTTCCTACAGTCTCAAATATTCCTCTATTTCCTACTATTGTTGTTGGCATAATATTTAATTTTTATTTACTCCGATATAGCTAATGCCATCTTCTTTTATGGGGCTGATGAGATTATTCTTTGCTATGCTGCTTTGTATTCCTTTTAATAATCCCGTGTGTATTTTTCTTTCTTCCTCCGCTCTCTGCATAATTTCGTTTGTTAACCTTGCCGCATTTAATAGAGAATCACCACCTGCGCCAACACCTCCTCCCCCTCCAATTTTCGCTAGACTTGAAACTCCAAAACTACCTCCCTCTTTTGCTTTTTTTGCTACTTCTTGAGCAATGATACTGGCAGCAACTTCTCTTTCAGCTTTTGTGGCTGCTTCAATATCATCATCGGTCATGACATCAACGTCCTCTCCTTTCGCTTTACGCAATCTTTGGTTATCTTGCTTCTTACGAAGTGTATCTTGGAATCCGATCATGTGTCCTATTAAGGCTTCACTTCCCTCTAATTCAGCTAACTCTTTGCCACCAGCCTTTGCTCCAAGTAATTTTAATTTCCTTTTTTGCATTTCGACTGACTCATTTTCATCATTAATGAGTTTGCGCACTTCATTGCGCTGCTTCCTCATAGCTAGAACATTTTTATTATGCAGATCTGACTGATCGCCATATTTCCCAAAAAGATCGGCATTATTTTTTCGAATAGCATTTCCTAATTCTTGTTCGCCCTGAGCTGCGCCAGCCGCACTTTTTTGCAGCACTTCTATAGGGTTACTATTAGGATCTTTTTCTATTACATTTGCCGCTTTTTCTAATGCTTCCTTTAATAGATTTTGATTTTCAGTTAAACCCTTTGCGAACTCTTTGAGATACGTTATGGCATTACTCCTTGCAGAAGCCCTAATTTTAGGGTTTTCTGCCGTCAGCATCGCAGAGTTCAAAACATCCATCATTTCTTGTCTAGAAGCTGCTTCTTTCCTGCTATCTTTTGGATCTATATTTTTTTCATAACTTATAGATCCATCCTTTCCTGTAACTTTATTAAAATATTTATCCCTTATAGCTTCCATGTCAGCCTGTCGGGAAAGAATTAACCCCTGCATAGAAGGCCCTAATTGCGTCATAGCTTTAGAATCTACACCTGACCCAAATGCATTTACTGCATCAAGAAACATATCATTGAATTTAGCATCAGTGCCTACTCTTCCTTGACTCGTGCTTTCTTTTATTTTTTCTCGCATCTCATCAATCTTATCCAATGACTTGAAAGCGTTTATTAGTTCTGAAGCATCCTTTCCACCAACTGCAACCTGTTCTTTATCTCTATACAATTCACTTCTTTTGCTCTCTAAATTAGCAATCTCTTGAGCGAGCTCCAGTTCTTCTTCTAACCCCTTATTACCAGCCCTTTGAAATAATAATCTTTTTTCTTCAAAATCTAATCGCTTCTGCTGAAGGCCTATTGTTTTTGTAATAGAGTTTGCTTGTTTTTGTTCCTCCTCAGTTAAATCTACCCCTTTAGTTAATTCTTCTAATTCATTCGCTGATTTTTCTAATCTTAATTTAGCTAATTCTACGCTGCCAGATTGGCTCAACTCTCCACCTGACGCTCTCCTTGCCTCTTCACCTATTGTCTTTATAAACCCTATTCTTCTTTGAAATTCTTTGTTGGCTTTATGGGCTTCAATTTGGATCTTAACTTGATTAAAAATTTCTTCTTTGGCTAAATTTTCTATATAAAACTTCGATTTTATTTGTTGGTCATTAGCTTTGAGTTGAGCCCTCTGGATATTTTCCCAAGAAGCCTCCCCCTCTATACCCATATCATGTAACATCCTTGTTATATCCATTAATTCTTTTTCGTAATAACCAGTCCCTACCGCTCTATTAAAATCCTCCTCCTTCATTTGCGTTGAGCCGTCTTCTGCCTTCGAGGCATATACTCTTAGCCGACCTGTTGCTAATTCTTTTTTAATTTTATCCATCCCCACCTGTGATCTTTCTTGGATCTCTTTTGCTTTATTTATATTGCCCTGTAATTCACCATATGTTTTTATATCTCTAGGCGCCTTTAACTCTCCAGTGTCCAGATAAGCAGGCATAGTTCCTTCATCTTCCTCCACTTTAAAATTCTCTTGATCCTTCATCCACTTAGCTCTGGCGGAAGTTAGCTGATTCAAGCTTTGCGTGGCTGCATCTGCGCTAGTTGACGTTGACATAAACATCGAAGCTAATACCCCAAGTCCAACTATAAGTGCACCTACTCCTGTTGATACTAATGCAACTGAAAAAAGCCTAGTTACCGCAGTTGCAGTTCTAATGGCTGGTATTACGCCTATCAAAAATGCTCTAGCTATGCCCCATATATTTTTAATCATAACTACAAATCCTGTAACTATGTTATATATTTTAGTAACGGCCCAAACTTTGAAGAATATTACTGCAACACTGATAACTTTATCTAAAACAGCTTTCATCTTCATTGCTGATTTATGAAATTTTGAAAGAGGATCTCCAGTGCCAGCTAAAATTCTAACAAATTCAGTTAACATACTAACTGTATCCTTTAGCCCACCTGCAAATCCTTTGTCGCCAAACCCTAATATGGCCTCCTGAACCGCAGACTTTAATAACTTAAATGCTCCCATTAGGTTATTCTGCATCGTTTTAGCAGTCTTATTGGCAATACCTTCATTCTCAGACATGATGTCTTTTAACTCATGGTATTTACCTAGCCCCTTCGCTAAGTTCAATGCTGCAACAGCACCTCTAGCGCCAAATATTCTAATAGCTTCACCACCAGTCATTCCCGCTTCCTTTAATCGAGTGATAGCAGCCGTTAATCCAACCATTTGTGGGTTAACTTGATCTAATGTTAACCCCATTGAGCTTAAAGCATCTTCTGATGCACCTGTAACATTAGTAAGCCTAATAAAGACCTGCCTTAAGCCTGTTCCTGCCATCGCTCCCTGCATACCTGCATTAGATAAAACACCAATAGCAGCCGCTGTTGTTGGGATGTCTACATTACTAGCAGAGGCAGCAGCGCCCACATATTTCATAGCATCTCCTAACTGCTGAACATTTGTGTTCGCATTGTTAACAACACTTACCATGTCATCCACAACAACATTTGTTTTAGATGCCTCAATTCTATAAGAGGCCATAATGTTAGATGCTATATCAGCAGCTCTTCCAAGATCTATTGTGCCAGCTTGTGCCAAATCTAGTGTTGCAGGCAACGCTTGCATTGACTCTTTTGCACTGAAACCAGCCATAGATAAAAACTTCAACGCAGATCCAGCTTCTGTTGCTGTATACATGGTTGTCGCACCCATCTCCCTCGCAAGAGAAGTCATTTCCCTTAGAGTATTTCCCGTTGCTCCACTTATCGCTTCAACCTTAGACATCTCAAAGCCAAAATTAGCTATTGTCTTTACCGTGCCACTAATTGCACGAATAGCAGCAGCTACCCCCAAAAACCCCGCAGATAGCGCAGACGCTTTACCCATAATTCCAGTGAACGAATTACCAAGACCTGTCATCTTGGTTCTTGCTCCACCAGCCTTACTACCCATCTTTGTAAGATTAGTATTAACTTGATTAAGCTTTTTGGTAATGTCTGCAGTATTACCAGTAATATTGATTGCTATATTTGTCCCAGCCATAGATAGAATCTAGTAGAATAGTAAGAATATTCAAGAAGCGAACAGCGCAGCTGCCTCTTCATCCGCAGAAAGCGTTCCTTGCCACTTGCACTTTACTCCATTTTTGGCAAACCATACATGCTCAAACGCATAAACGCATACTAATGGCAAGCGTCTATATATATACAGCGCATCAAGCCCTGACTCTTCTCTGACCACTGATAATAACCTAGCGGTAGGAGGTGGTATTACTCCTTCGCTTTCGTTTTTTTTTCTCCCTTTGCATCTTCATCAGGGAGAGGCTCAACCTTTGTTCCAGTCGCCTCACTTAGAATCTCTACAACCTGATCAACTAATTCGGGTATTTGCTTAGGGGTGATTTCGTGACCCATTGTTAATGCTCTCATTTTAAGAGCTTTTTTATGGTCTTCTGAGTTTGAAATGATTTCTGAAATTGTTTCAGGGTTTTCAGTATGAATGTAAACAAACAACAGAATTTCTAACATTATGTTGCTCATCTGGTCGATTTCTTTACCTGATATAAGCTCACACCCTGCTTCTTGCATCATTGCTAACGAAGCGAGGGTAACAGGCTTTAATTTTACCCCTAATAAATCGTTTACGAACTCATCTCCTCCTAGAAACTTATTGATCGCCTCATCCGCATCGATAGTTTTCTGGATATCATCATCAATTATATTTTTGTTTTCTTCTTCTTTGTTCGTTGTCATAATTTTTTCGCTCTAGATGAAGCTTTTAGCTTTTCTTCCTTATCAGAATCTTCCGTAACCCATATAGTTTGCTTACCGAGCTTGTATCCTACCAGAGCGGAAGACTTCTTAATCCCCTCATTCATAGTGCGTAGGTTTTTTACCGCAGAAATAGCTGATGCTATTCGGCACATTGGATTTTCCTTACAATACTTTTCGTAATTTTTCCATGCCTTATAAACATCTCTTGAAGAAAGCTCACCCCTTATATCTTCTAAACAAAAGAACCAAGTTACTCTCTTTACTCCCCCCTCTTTACGCAAATCGCAGGCTACTTCTTCATCCCAGAAATTGAAATCTAGCGCCAAGAGCACGGCAGCAAGCTCAGTTACTTGTGTTTGGAACCAACTATCCCCTTTTTGGATTTGTCTAGGCATTCGTGTTGTTCTGCCAATATGGCAGGATTATAAGGCAAGAATTTTACGCCACTTGCCTTGGCGATAAATAATCTATTAGCCTGCTGGATAATATCCAGACGCTTTAATGCTTGTGGTTCTATGTCCTTCGTTAGAAATTTCAGTAGTCACTTCATCAACGTGTGTTTCATGATTATTGATTGCCTCTTGACCATGGTAAGCAGCATTCAATACACCACCGACATGGTGGGCATTACTTGGGGCGCCAACGAACTCTACCGTGATGTCGTCTTTCTTCTTATGGAATGCTACAGCACAAACATCTCCATTTTTATTTCTAATTTCCTTAGCTTCCTGATTAGTTGTTAAGGTATAGCTTGTTGTCGTTACTGCTGAACCAGTGTCAGCTGCCGACAAAACGCCAAATCCTAATGCTTCTTCTGTTGCGCTATCACCTGCTTTTATAACTGCCATTGTTTTTTTCTAATTTAAATTAATCTTACTCAATTATATCCCAGAATTGTCCACTGTAGGAATATTTAACAAAATCTTCATTACTTTCCTCCCTAGTAATCTCTGTGATATAAACCCCAGCTCCTGAAGAAGCGCCTCCAGTGACTCCCGATGCACCTGTAAATCCTGGAGCCATCCTTGTAGTATCATCTGAACCATCCTTACCTACATCAGCAGCAGCAAGTGCCAACCCGATTCCTGTATTGCCTCCTACGGCATTGCTGTAACCTGTTGCAGACCAATCTCCACCTTGATTGTAATAACTACAGGCAAAATAATTTCCGTCAGACCCAACCACTTCAGCCTTATCAGCTCTGTTGGTTATACTTATTGACTCAGTTGCCGTAAACTGGGCGGCATCATAGGTTATTCCGAATGGTATTGCGTCTTTTATTGCCATAACTTTATTTGTGTTTCTATAATTTCGCTTAGTAATAACTCAGCGTCAACAAAAAGAATATATTTATCATTAAGCCGATGTCCCTATATCTCTTAACTGAACTGTATCAGTCCGAGTTCCTCTAACGATCAAATGAGGCTTATAAGCAACCTCTATTGCAAATGTGTGATGGGCGGCACCTCCATCTAACTTAGATTCAGTGGCTATAAATTCTAATCCTGTTCTGCAGGTATCTTCAAGTTTGCGATCTATTGATCCATCATAATCCGTTTCTATCACATCCTTTATCCTGCTTATGTAATATAAAGCTGAATTTCTAGATGAAGAATCATTATAATCTACAAGTAAATTTCTTTGATGAATATGAAATCCAAAGGTAATTCTTCCATTGACCTCTATCAAATTACCTGTTCCTCCCTCAAAAGCATCTTCCGTTTCTTCCCATTCTAATATATTGATACAAGGTAAATCCTTCTTTTGGTATTCAGACTTTTCATCTGTTGCAGGATTTATCTTTACACCTTCCAATCTCCTACCGCTTGCAGTAGCCCAATCAAGCCTGTTTAGCATTAATACCTTCTGTGCTTCTCCTTGTGGAATATTACGCATTATATTTTCCCTGCTCTTCTGATTACTGAATTATGATTATTTAATAACATAGCTCTAGTTATAGGCAATTGCTTGCTAACGATTCTATGCGGCTTAATTCCCCTAACCCTGTCTTTTAAGACATAATCCTTGCCCCACTTTAAACCTTTTTTGTAGCCCCTTCTTCCTGCTGCTGACCTTGGGACATACAATCTAGATGCTTTTACAGGCCCATGAGCCCTAGTTCCATCTTCTAACCATATCATGGTGGGTTCATCGTTATTGATTTTATATCCTGATGAATATCTGCCTCCAACTCCTCTAGCTCTTTCCATTTTCCAAGCAGCTCTAGTTTTCCCAGAAAGAGAAGGGGTTGAAAACTTTAAACTACCAACTGTGGCTAATGCTACAGCTCTTTGGCCTTCCCTTAAATTTCTTTCAATAAAAGCTGCTTTTTTATTTAATTTAGCTTTTGCTTTTTTTATATCAACCCTAACCCTTATCGAGGCCATTAGATCGCAGCCCTCCTGTACTCCTTTAAGAGCTTATATGCCTCCTCTGGGATGTCTTTGATGGGAATTGGTGCTCCTTGTCCATAAATTGGCGCCTCTTCATTTTCGTCCGTAAATGCGGAAGCTATTATTATTGCAGCTCTTCTTACTGAGGCAGGAAAATCTGCGTCTGTAGGAGGAGCGGTAACCCCACTAATGGTATATCCAAATGTTCCCTTGATTGTGATGTCTAGCTCAGAATTGAATAGGTATTTATTGCGTCTTATGGACTGCCAATAGGATGAACTATTTTTACGCAATCGTATTCTGCCATCACTCATTCCAGTGTAAGCATCAGTTTCTAAGACACTATCCTCTTGCTTTACTTCTGTAAGCGTTATGATTGGCCAAGGAAGGAAGATCATCTCAGGGGTAATATCCCTATAATCTATAGTGAAAGCACTAGATGTATGATCTTGATACCAAAAGCTCCTACGGCAGTGTTGCTCTACAAACCTGCTTGCATAATTAATTGCATCCTCGCAGGTAGAGGTAGATATACTACTATCCCCTGTATAACTTTGCACGTCTGCAACCGTGCAGTACGGTTTCGAGAGTGCCATAATATACCCTTACTTCTTTGTAGATTTTTTAGCAGGTGCCTTAGGTGATTCCTTTGGTGCTTCTGCTTTTGGTTTATCCTCTTCTAGTGATATGAAGGCAACCTTATAAGACACTATGGAACTATCTGTGCCACCTAATTGCTGAACAACAAGTGTCTCAGTATCTTTTTCATTAGCCTTTTCACTTAGGAACTTTTTAACTTCTTCTATATTTGCACTCATTTTACTGCTAGCTTTTTAGCTTTTTTGTTCATGTAATGCTTACTGCCACACTTTTGACGTAAGCCGTTTAGAAATTCATTTAACTCCTCTGAGTTCATGCCTTTGGTTTTTTCTTCAGCATGCTTTTTCTCTTCATCAGAGATTGGCATCTGTTGAATCCACCTTTTGGCTGTAGCTATATTTATAATCACTAATCTTTTTTATTGGTAGTTTTTTTCTTAGCGGTAGCTTTTCTGGAAGTGGGTTTTACTTCTTTCCAATCATCTTGGTTTTTACTTTCCCAAGTTTTAGTAGGAATTACATATGTATTTCCCTTAACTGGAACCGATCCCCCTAACATTCCATTAGGTCTTGGGTCATTTCCATTATAACTAACCTTTATCGTTTTTGGTTTGTCTGCATCTGCCATAATAATCAAACATAAAGCATTGAAGCGTTGCGTCAAGGCACAAAAAAGAGGAGGAGCATTTCTGCTCCCCCTCCCGTGAAAAATGTGAATCCTTTTTAGGATTACGTTACGTTCTGACCCCAAGCGATTGGAGTAACAGATGCGCTTACAGTCTCAAGAGGCTGGAAGTCTCTGCGGAAGCTAGCGACTACCTTGTTACTCTGAGTCTGGATGTCACGATCAGTCTCAACTGTGAAGTCCCTGCGTACACCAACTGTGAAGGCTGGCTTGTACACCATTAGGAACTGACCTTTGATGTTGTTACCTCCTGTAGAGCTAACAAGACCGTCAGTATGCACTGTGTCGAGTAGAGCTGCGGAAGGAATAACATCCATTCCGAAGATCTGAGGAACTACACCACTCAAGATTGAAGCGTTTCCGCCAATCTTCTCAAGTGTATTTACCTGCTCAAGCGCAACGATGTCGTTGTATGCCTTATAACTAGTGATAAGAACAGTATCAGATGGGCGTGTACCCCACTTACCCATAACTTTTCTTGCACCAACAAGATCAGCAATTTCAACAGCACCATTTACATTGTACTGAAGTCCTGCGACCTGCTCTGCCATATAACGAAGTCCATCACAGATGTAATCAGCTGCGGTGTAACCATTATCAATTGCTCCACTAACTTGACCATTAATGAGGTTGTCCTCAAATGCCTCAGCGGCAGCACCAGCAAGCTGGTTAGTGATCATTGGAAGAACTGCAATAATAGAATCTTCGTCCAACTCATATGAGTACTGAACATAAGATACCATTTTCTCAGCATCCAAAGTTACGTTAGCAGTAGCCTGTGTTGTATCAGCAGAAGCAGTTACAATGTCAGTTGTGTGACGTGTAAATGCTGGTCTTGCTGTAGCGACTGGCAACTTAAACGGGTTACTTGGCATGTTTATTTCCTGAGAAGCAAACGCTGCTGCAACTGCTGACTCAACATACAATCTTTCTTGTAAAACACTAGAAAGGTCGGTTGGTGTCAGGTGAGTTCCTGGCTCAGATCCATCCGTTGTTAAGTCTTTACGACCTGAACGGATTGCATCGATTCTACGATCACCAATAGACTTAGCATCATGAAGTAAACTTTCAGGAATTTCATCATCCTGAGCTTTACCTGTCATAATATTAAGCAATTGCTTCTGATGGACTGGGAGGTTGCCCTTCCTGTCCCCTAACGGAATTGATACTTTAGCGGTATCAGCGGCATCATGTTTCATTTTAATTTCTCCCTTTATATCCGAGATCTGGTTATTTATTAGTTGTTTGACGGTTTCCTCGTCAACTTCTTTTGATTTATCTTCAAGAGCCTTGGTTACAATGGCCTCGACCTTTTCGAGAGTTAAAGCTTTAGCATTCTCTTCTGAGATTTTTTCAGAAACACTGTCAGCTATTTGATCAACTGTAAGTGCTTTTTCAGCAACCTCAGTGATAGCTTCTTTTATTTCCACATTAGCCTCTTTGACTGATTCAGTCACAAGTGCTTTAGCTTCTTCTTCCGAAAGGGCTTCTTCTTCTTGAGCTTTTTCCTCGTTTTCTTCAACCGCAGGAGCTTCTTCTTCAGGCTCTCCACCTTTAGTATCAGTCTCTAACGCTTGTAACTCAGAAAGCTCTGTAGATTCTACATCAGTAAGTTCTGACTTACCGAGCAGCTCCTCTAAACGCTTTTTTTGTTCTTCGTTCATAACGAAATATAATTCTAAGTTTATTGTTTGATATTGTTAAATCGAACTACTACCAATGGTTTTGTCCTTCTCTAAAGGTAAATACGTCTAAACGCATTAAATTGTAAAGAGGTTTTTAGTAAAAACCGTCCATTAATTACGCCATTGGTCTAAACCTAGCATCTGGATTCATTGGAATGGCAACTAAAGACACTTCCATTAGATCAACTTGGCTTATGCCTTTACCATCATCATCATAGTAAAACATGCCACCTATACTTAATGTTTGGAGATGCCCTTCTGCGATTAACATTCTTACTGTAGCTAATTCTGGGGCATCTGAAATTTTACCTTCTAGGTAAAGACCGTTATCATCTTCTAGAACTTTTGTATAACTTCCAGCTATATTGTTAACTGAATTTTCATGATCTATCAGCATTACTGGGTTCTTTTTAAACTCCTTTATCGTTTTCTTGAAAGCACCCTTTCTTAAATAATCGCCAATTCTATCACCTTTTGTAATTGTTTCATTTGTAGAACCATAACCTTTAAACATTACATTTTTATAGTCCACAATCCTATCCTCTTTATAAATAGGCTCAAATGTTCCACTTTCTATAGGTAACGCAGCTTTGAATCTTTTAGTGTGCTCACACTCATCATCATCAGCGATTGAGCAATTTTTGATAAATGACCTCTTATAAGATTTTGATTTATCTTCTTCATCTTCATGATGGTAAGGCCTCTCTTCCACTTCTGATTTACCAAACTCTATGATAACAGAATCCTCAGTTTCTCTAATTCCTCTTATGTGCTTTATATCTGATCTTGATAAAGTAACGCTTTTTTCTTCCGTTATAGCAGAATCAACTGTGTTTGTTTCTGAGTTTTCAATCTCTATTACTTGCGCAGATACCTTTTTTGAGTCCTCATTTTTAGGAACACTGGAAACCTTGTTTGCAGTTTGTTTTTTTACTTTCAGTAATTTCTTTTTCCCCATCATACTAAACAATGCTTGCAGTATTTATATTTGTCAATCACACAGCGAACCTTGATGGAAACCAAGCTCCCGTATGGTTTACATGAAACTGAACACCATCAACGCCACTTATTGGTACATTTTCGATATTACAAGTTGGTGTTCCTTGGTATGTAGGGATGTTTGGCTCTACCGCTCTACATCCCACCACACTCATGTGGGTTATTGAACCTGATATTTTTACCGCTTCTTTTAATCCTTCATCTACAGCAATAAATGATTCAGTTCTGCCAAACGTGTTTAATCTTGAAGGTGATATTATCCTTTCTGCGATAGACGCAGTTGCTATACTTACCGCATCCCCCCAAGAGTTGTTCACAAACAAATTAGATTTTATAGCCTTATCGATCCTAAAATCTGCCATGTTCTTAGTCGATACTTGGACATCTCTTAGATTTTTAAGTATTTTTTCATTTCTATTTGCTAGCATTGGGTTCACTAAACCATCAGCCTCTCCAAGCAGATAGCGTGATCTAGAATACGCCCTATCAATTAGACTTTGATAAACTGGTCTAGCCATGCGACTTAACGCTACCTCACTACCAAACGCTGAACGGCTAGCTGAACTTAACAACAATGTTCCTAAAGCGATCTCTTCCGCTGTCCAATCACTTGATTTGAATGCCTTTCTATTCAACCCAGTTCTTACCCCTAAACCGAGTGCGGTTCGTTTGAATACATCTATCTGATCCTGCAAAATCTTTTTAAAAGCATTTGGAAGTACCCCCATAGCTTCCGCCTTTAAAGAGGCTTGCAATCGCACGACATCTCTTTGTAGAGCAACTTTATCTGCTTTATTTGTTCTCTTTGTCCAACGGGAAGGCGGAACTCGCCTTGTGATCAACTTTAAAAAATCCTGCTTAGATGCTCTCCTAATTGGTGTTATTAAGCCTGATTGTTCCATTGTCTTTGACCATTAGGTTTTCTAAGACTGAGCAACCTTTCTTCTAATTCTCCTGCCGCTTCCTCTGCGGCTTCTTCTGCAACCTCTTCCGCAAGCCTATTTGGATCACCGCCAGCACTCTCAACTTGGTTTTCTAGGATCTCGTTTGGAGTATCACCGAAGGAATTAGCAAAACCTACCATTTCTAATGGTATTATTTGGGTGTTGATATAATAACCATCCAATAAAGGGTTATCCACTTTAGGCAATCCAGCTAAATCTCTAATCTGATTAGGGGTTATAATTCCCCTATCTAAGAAAGGTAAATATTCTCTAACGACTGCCTCACCATCAACTAGTCCATTGACTACGAAATCAATTTTATAATTATCATCAAAACCCTTAACTAACTCCCTGTTAAACTTTCTGAAGAAATTTAATGCCAATGGGTAGCAAGTGAATCTCTTGAAATTAATATAATCCTGTCTGGCTGTAGCATAATTAGCTGCTTTTTCCATACCAGCTATACTTAACGGCACTCCATGGTTTAGGAAAATCTGACTTACATTTTGCTTATCCTTCTCTATTGCCTGCATTTGCTCCGCAGTCATTCCTAATTTTATGAAATTCCATTTACCTGTAAGCCACGCAATCTTACCGAGATTCTTTTTTCCTGTATACTGACTACCCCATATAGATTTAACTCTTTCCCACTCGGCTTCATCTCCTTCAAACTCTTCATTAACAAGAACACCAGAGGGTAATCCTCCATTCTTCATGAAATTATTATTTAATAGATCTCTATTGATGAAATCATTATACAAACCAGTGCCTGCTTGAATATCACCTATTCCCCAATAAGGATTATTAGCATGAGGGCGCTTAAAATGTATTACTTCATCTACAGATAGAGGTATTTCATCTGTTCCTACTCTATAGGTATAACCAGCAACTTTTTCTCTTCCAGAATCAGAAGGAATTATTGTAATTCTACTAGGAACTAATGGCCACAATGAGGCGGGCAGTTTTGTTATCGGGTTAATCTCATCTTTTAACAAAAAGAAATTTCCTGTAAGTTTTATATGGTGAGCATATAAATATAACAAATCTTCAAGTGTATCTACCGAATTGGGCATTTCCATTAAATCAGCAAGACCTGTTCTGTCATTTTCTACCAATTCCCCATCAGACTTCCTAATTAGGTTGTAACCTGTTTGCATTACGGCATTCCCCACAATGTCACACGCCCTAAAAGTAGACCAAACGCTCCCAGTTCCTGCATCCAGAAAAGAATTATAATCACGGAATTTATCTTCTATTACAGGCGCCCAACCGCCTCCTACATGCATAAACCCATGTTTTGCGTTTGGCTTTCCGCCGAATACACGTTTGATGCTATTTAATATTTTGCCCATTATGCTATCAATAAAGGTTTATTTTTATATGTCATTTCCCATGCTAAACTTACTGCGTCCACTTGGTCGTCATGCTTACCATCGGGGAATAGACTCAATTCGTCAATAAAGTCTGCATTCCATAATCCTTTTGCTAAAAATACCTTCTCTGTATCTATGCGAGATATCCACCCATTAGCTCGGATCATTTTGTTTTCCCTTGGAACTGAATACTTAACTTGCGTCTTTCCTAACAGGGCTTGTTTTATTTCCTCATAGGCCGTCTTGAAGCCACTTACAGCCTCTACTCCTATTCGATTCCCTTCTTGCTCGGCAAGCTGAACTATTGTGTTCTTAACTCCAAACCAATTTGCTTTCTTTTTTAGAATATGCGCTATGTAGAAATTACCTGTTTTTTTATCATATCCAGCAAGGCATCCTGCTGTGTAGTCTGATTTTTCTTTTGTTGTGATAGCCAAATCCCAAGCTCTCACTAACTCTACTGATTTAGGAATGTCATTTATGTCTATCAATTTTAACCCATCCACATTTGCTATATTACCACCTCTTATTCTTGGAGTGCATCTATACAATGAAGTGTAATCATAAGTTCCGATATTAGCTTCTATACCTTTAATTGCATCTACATCCCATCGCTCTGGCCATAGCGCATCTCCCACCTTCCTGTTTATTTCATCTCCATCTTTTTCTGCAATAGCAGGTAACTCTACAAGATCCCACTTTTCACCATCTTGCCCCATTTCGCTTAGTTGATTGTTGTAGTCTTTAGATAATAATCTTCCTACAAGGTCATCGACATGCCACCTAGTCATAATTAGAACAACAGCACCATCTCTAGAAAGTCTAGTAAACGCTGTTGATGTAAACCAATCCCAAATTCTATCCCTTACTAATTTACTTTCAGCTTCTTGCCTGTTTTTATGTGGGTCGTCTATAATCAATAGATCGGCACCTAATCCAGTAATTCCTCCACCAACAGTGGTAGCTGAATAAGTACCTCCCTGCTTAAATCCCCATGAATTTTTACTTTGTAGTTTTGGGTTTGGAACTGAATCAGGGAAAGTTCGAGCGAATGGAACATCCCTGCACCGATCTCTTGCTTCCCTACTGTGCTTTAATGACAAACTATCGCCATAAGATGACATAATAACGCTCTTAGTGGGATTTTTACCCAAATACCAAGCTGGAAACTCTATGCCCGCCATTCGGCTTTTCCCGTGTCTGGGTGGCATTGTGATTATTAATCTCTTACATTTACCAGATTCAACATCCTCTAGCTTAGAAGCCAAATGCCTATGAACCGCAGAAGGATCATACTTGGAATCAGTATAACAGAGAAAAGCTAGAAAATTCCTACTCGCTAACTGGGGGAGAGCTGCTCTCTTTGTCCCCATTTCCATTTCCGCTATTTTCATTTCCTGTTATTTTATTGAGCATTGCGTCTACATCCTCCTCTGTTAACCTCTTTTCTTCTTCATCAACTACAGCAATTTCCTGCTGATCCTTTTGTCCTAAAATTTGTTTTCCTAACCATATTAACATGGCAGCAGAACCCTTTTGAGCTGAATTAAACTGCATCGTTCTTAATAGTTTCTTACCTTCAGATCTTCCAGCATCTAACTCCTCTTTTGCCTCTCTATAGATAGTAGCTCTTCCACACCCTACTATATCAGCAATTTCATCTACCGTGCAGTGGAGTGCTGCAAGTTTTTTCACTAGTGCTTTGTCTATGTTAACTTTTGGTCTTCCTGCTGCCATTTTCGTTTATACATTAAGCTCACACTTGCTCGGAAGCAAGCTGATCAATTAAAAGCTTCACTACAGAGATGTCTTGTCCTTCTATACCATCTGAAGCCGCAGAAACAATCGCTCTTTTTCTTTCTATAATCTTATAAATATCACCATCTATGGTATCTTTACCTATCATATAATATGCTGTAACTGCATTCTTTTGCCCAATTCTATGGGTTCTATCTTCCGCTTGGTCATGTATTGCAGGAGTCCACCCTTGCTCTATAAACAAGACATTGCTGGATGCGGTCATTGTGAATCCGACTCCTCCAGCTCCAAGAGAGCAGACAATGGCAATTATTTTTTTATCGTTTTGGAATCTATCTACACTTCTTTGCCTTGTTTCTGCATCCATATGAGCCATAATCGCCGTGCTCCTTTTCCCTAACTTCTCATAAAGAAATTCTTGTGCCTCCACATGCTCACAAAATATTACCAGCTTTTCTCCAGAATCTAAGAAATGGTCTATCCACTCTACAGCAGCCTTTAGCTTGCCTTGCATTGATCTTATCTTTAATTTATTCAACAGCAGAATCCCTTCACTGTTTTCTACAAATGACTCACGCCTCAATAAACGAGCATGGAGCAATCTTTTAAGTTTAGCAGAGCTACTTGCTTTTGGGACTGAATCATCTGCGAATAGCTCTAACCACTTTTCTTTTAATTGCTCTAAATCAAAGCCACTTACTTCATTTAGAATACTTTGGGTAAAGTCTTTGCTTTTTAGTTTCAGCTTAACTAACTCATCTCTTACTTCCTTTCGCGTTGACTCATATTCTTTTCTATTTGATATGGGAACCTCTATAACACTTCTTTGTTTGTCTGGAAGCTCTGTAAGTACATCTTTCTTGAATCTTCTTATATAACAAGACGCCCTTAGTCTTCCATTTAATTCAGTTAGATTACTAGCCCCATTTATATTTAACCCGAACCTTTCTTGCTTTGCATCACAATACCTATCTGTAAAATGCTTCCATCCACCCATTTCATTTAACCGATCAAGGATCTGTAGCTGAGTTATAAATTCAGCAGGTCTATTAACTATAGGGGTGCCAGATAATAAATAGATATTCGGTATTCCTTTTGCTAAAGCCCTTACTGATTTAGTTCTTTGAGCCTTTGCATTTTTTATATAATGACTTTCATCACACACAAGAGCTTCCCAATGAGTTCCCTTACTTAATATTTTCTCATGTTTAACTACCTGAGAATAAGGAATAACTGTAAAGTCCGCAGACTCCTCTACTTCCATGGTGACTCTTTTTCCTATCGCCCATTTCTCTATTTCCCTAGCCCAATTTAACTGTAAGGAAACTGGGCATATAACCAAGCATGGAAAAGACTTTGTATGGCATACTGCTGCAATAGCTTGTACCGTTTTCCCTAATCCCATTTCATCCCCCAATAAGACTCTTTTTCTTTCGGTCATATAGCTCACTCCTGCCCTCTGGAATGGCCTCAACTCACCACCTAGACCATCTACTAACAGGTTGCTATCTCCTGCTATGGATTCCTCTATACTTTTCTTATCTGAATATTTTTGTGAAGCAATTTTCTCATCAAGCTCGGTAAGGTAATTCCTTACAGCAACATGGATCTTGAAATTATTGTCATTTAAAAACTGTTCAAACTCATTTAGAACACTCTCATTAATTTTTCCATATCTTGATAACGAAACAACCCATGACTGCTTATCTCGATCATATTTTCTATTAGGCTGTGGAAGCTCTTTAATGCGATCTATTAGATCAACGTCATAAGGAAAAGAAACTACAAGTTCGTTATTATCCAAATAACATAGATTACTCATTTTCCTTCTTGTCTTTTTCTTTTTGAGTGACCTTGTCGGAAAGTTCAGCTAGATCATCCATGTACTGCATCTGCTCCCAAGGATCTAGATTTTCATACAGATTCCTATCAAATATATTATTTGATTCAGGTAATTCTGATATGTCCTGATTCTGATCCCTTCCAGACATTATATTGAGTAATTGTTTCTGAAAAACAGGCAATTCTTTTTTCCTTTTTACTTTCGGACATTTGGCAACAGTGAAGAATCTTAAAATAAGAACTATGGCTAAAAACCAAACTATTATGCCTATTATTACTAATGTCATTTTTCACTATATTCTTTTTTCTCCTGCGAACAAATCATCCATTAATTCAAGTTGAGGCTTTTCTTTTTCCTTCTTCTCTTTTTCTCTATCGTCCTCCCAATAAAATGATATTAAATCAAATATTTGATTTTTATTTATCTTACTTCTTATGCCACGGGCGGTTACAAATCCCCTCCCTAACTCTTCAAATGGAATAGACATAACTGATTCTATCTTCCCCTCGAAATTTATATACTGAAACCTTAAGCCTTTCTTTTTCAGCTTTGCTTCCTCATAAACAAAGCTCCTAACCTCGGCCATTCCTTTGTATTTCTTTTTTATTTTAACTATTTTATACATCTTTTTTAAAGTCGGGGAGGGCAGGAAATGCTTAAAAATCCGCCCCCCCCTAATCCTGCGTCCTCATCAGCACAGAATAATTTTTTAATCAGCCCAGACTCTTTGGCTTAACTCCATCACATGGCCACCAACTTCTTCTAGCTCAACGGCTCTGTCATAAGACTCTTGATCATGAGCCATTCTCGTAACACTGTTTGCAATACCCCACTGGCTATAATCACCACCTTCGCAGAGGTGCCGAAGCATTGTGTTGCCCTCATCTGCTGATAAATTGAAAAGATTAGAAGTGACCTCTATTGCACGGGCAGGTGTAGCTACTTCGATTTTTGCTTTTTCGGCATAGGAATTTACAATGTTTTCAAACTTGCTTATATCTATAGTGCTTTTTACCACATCTTTAACTTGTGACCAAAACGCTTTATCTGTTTTTAGCTTGGTCTCATCTGACATTAACTCATAAGCAAGATCGCCATTAGATAGATTTTTCCCTACATGATATTTTCTGACACCTGAATCAGCAACGATCATTCCATTTAGGCATTTTAATCTCTCAATCCAAGGCTGAACCTTTAAAGATGAAAGCCCCACTTCGGAGTTTCTAATTAATATTCCACTCCTCACTACATCACCCTCTGTGATTTCCCTTTCAATCTCAGGGAAAGAGGCGTGTAAATACAAATGACTATCAGTTAATTCACATGATTTAACATCAGCTCCTTTTTCATTAATAAGTGGAACCAACTCATTTATTAAATCAACATTATCCAGTGGCCTATATCTTTCAGAAAGGAAAGCTCTAGCTATAGGATTCTCATCCTTTAGGCTTAACGTCCTTATCATTTGCTGTCTTTGCTCTGTATGAAGCCACCAGTTAACATTTTGTGCCAGTAATGATGGGGATTTTTCCCTTAATTTATCATAATACTTAGCTGGTATCCCTAGAGTTCCTCCCATTTGCCTATGACATATATTAGTCATTTTGAACTCTATATCTTCTACTTTGCCACCATTTATATTTAGCGTTTTACCATCCGCTTTCATTCTAATGCACCCAGAATCAGCAACAAAATCTCTTTTGGCTTTGGCGTTTTTATCAACTCTTTGCGCTAGGTCACTTATAGTGATTCCTTTTTTCATATTCGTTTTGTGTTATTTGTTATCAAGATGAAACACCCACTCATCGCAATGATATGGAATGCTTCTCGGAATAAAAACTGATACCCTAGAGCAATATAAAGGTCAATACGAAAAAGCCTTAAATATCCTTAAACTCCAGTTATAGGTATTTTTATGATGGGATTTATATCATAGGTGGTTTTCTTTTTCCTATTAACCTGTGACGCTCCCGAATCCATTTTTACTATATTTGACCCCCATTTTTTCCTCAATAACTCATTTTGAGCCATCTCCCTTGCTATGCTCCTGTAATCTGCACACCCACCTTTGATGGTGGCTTGCTCACAAATATAATGATACATATTTAACCTTAGGTTTTTCCTATATTTATTTAGAACCTGCAAGGTCATATCATAATCTTCCTTAAGGTATATTTCTTCATCATACCTTAGCTCATTGTTCCTATGCGCTTGGAAAGGCCCACCAATATACTGCCTTGTGCCAAAGGGGGTATACTCTCTATATGATCCCTTATCAGCAATGCAATTTAACCCCCAATACCTGACATCCATATCTTCTGCTAACTGCATGCCTTCTTGCATCATATTGTAAGCACCTTCCTTGCATAGTTTTATTTGTTTAGCACCATTCCATCTCCCAAAATATTTAACATCATCATCTATAGTGATTATGTTTCCATCTCCTTCACCATTATCTAATATATAATTCCAGACTCTGGCTAGATTTCCTTGAACCTCATCAGGTATAGCCCACACCTTGTCGTGTATTTTTCTATATTCATCTGCCTCACTTTCCATAACAACATAAGTTGTAAAGGGAATATATTTATGCGTCCTAGCAATATCAGCTCTCTTATAACTTGCACTATAAACTTGAAACATATCTAGATAACTTAAGTATTCTTACTTCTTCGTGCAGATTTATAACTAGTTCTAATCTATAATTAGAAAACACTCTGATTATTTCATCATCAATGAAATCTCTAAAGTGGTGAGGGTTATAATGAGTTGTCTTTTTGCTTGGGTAACTAACAAATATATCTTTAATCTGGCACCGTTCTGCCAAATCATTGAGAATATATGGATTTTCTAAATGCTCTATTGTTTCTATACTTACTAAAGAATCTGCATCTTGCGTAAAATCTTCAATGTTAGTTTTGATGAAATTACACTTATCGGTCTTAAAATTTTCATTAGCCCAATTTATTGCATCATCACTTATATCTATGCCAATTATATTTTCTACATCTGGGTTTTTAGAAACTAGATAAGTTCCATAACCACAGCCACAACTTACATCTAATACTTTACCCCAAAGCCATTGCCTGACCATAGCATACCTTTCAATATGCCTTCTATTTAATATATCAATTTCAAATTCTTCTAACTTAGACCTATCTAAATAGATCCTTTCTCTAACCCTGCTTTCTTTCATTTGTTTTTTACCTTGTCTAGATATTCTGCTCCATTGACTACCCTACCTATACCCTTACTCCAAGGCTTGCCATTTGCTCTTTGAGAGCTAACGCTCTTTAGATTGAAGTGGGTCTGGGCTTGCAACCAATCAATGTCATTGTTGAAAAAAAGAACCACATAATTATTTGCTTCATTTAAATATTCCGAAAACTCCACTTCTCCTTTAGCACTATCCTCAAGCCCAGTTCCCTCCAAAAGCTCATCAAAACCTGTGACTCCCACATCAAATCCCAATGAATCCAATTCATTTAATTCAGATTTCAGAAGGTCATCATCCCACCCAGAATTTAGCGCTATCTTATTATCTGCAATAACATACGCTCTTTTTTGAGCATCAGAAAGATGTGAAAGTCTTACGCACGGCAAGAGATCCATACCTAATTCTTTTGCAGCCATTAATCTCCCATGACCTGCAATCAGAGTGCCTTCCTGATCAATTAACAAAGGATTAGTAAATCCAAACTCTTTAATACTAGCTACAACTTGAGCTACTTGTTTCTTGCTATGAGTCCGACTGTTTTTCTCATAGACCTTTAATTTCTCAATCGGAATATTTTCTATTTCCATATGTTTCGTTTTATAAATCTTTTAAGCAATCGCCTAATTTTAACCAAGAGTCAAACTCTTGATGAAACTGCCACGGGTCTTTATTTGTCGTGACACCTAAACCTTACAGATTGTTAATGTTCCTTGACTCTTTCCATCTATGTAGGAGGTTTCTAGCGAATAGAGTCATTGGGCAACTAATAATGTTATGGACGCACCTCTTTGGAGCATAAAAAAAACCGCCAAAAACGCCTTTGTTATTACTATGGATTTTCCATATGGGGCTATAGGCAAGGATACAACTTTTAAATGTCTACTGTCATTTGATAGGCATCACGATAATCCTAAGTCAGATCAAAAGCTGGAGAAAAAACACTTAGATAAAGCAAAGGAGCTTAAAACTTTTTGCTTGGACGGTGGGGATTTATTTTGTGCCATGCAGGGCAAATATGACAGAAGATCAAGCAAATCTGACGTAAGGCCAGAACATCAAAATGGTGAATATTTAGATTCCCTTGTTGATACCGCAGCCGATTTTTTTGAACCATACGCTGATATAATGCCAGTTTTTGGATTAGGTAATCACGAAACCGCGATACTTAAAGCCCATGAAACAAATCTCACTGACAGGCTTACACACTCATTAAGGGAAAGAACTGGGGCTCAATGCTTTACGGGCGGTTATTCAACTTGGGTGAAATTTCAATTTAGATTTGTAAATAAAGAAGGGCTTAAAGTTATAAGAGACTCTAAAACATTATGGATGTTTCACGGATCAGGAGGTGATGCTCCAATGTCTTTTGGAACTCTTAATGTGAAACGTCAGGCATCTATTATTCCAGATGCTGACATTGTGGCGACTGGTCACAGTCATAACGAATTTGTGGTTCCTCTTCCTAGGGCAAGGTTAAGTAAGAACGGAATACCTTATTTGGATGAACAAGTTCACATTAAAGTACCTACCTACAAAGAGGAATATGGAAAAGGTGTAAAAGGTTGGCACGTGGAAAGAGGCGCTCCACCTAAACCAACTGGAGCTACATGGCTGGTTTTTAAACCATATGTTCCAATAATAGAAGGTAAAAATGCTACAGCATATAGGTTCTATATAGATACTGAGAGAGCAAAATGAATGAGCGACCAAGACTTCCTATTACCATTGCTTCTTTTATCGCCTTGTTTGCTATAACTTTATGCGTGAACTACGGCATTAATTCCATTTCATTCGGTTTATTTTTAATATCTGCTCTTATAGCCATCTACCCATAATGATGAGCGATATTCTTTAAGAAATCAATATACACAACGCCATTAGAAGGTATCTCCTCTGCTTCATCCCACCTTATACTTTTTCTGGGTTGGCTCCCTCTTTTCATAAGCAGAGTCTTTTGGACTTGTTTAATTCCAACAAACTTCCAAGCCATATTATGCTCCCATACAATTCCCACAGCAGCGCCAGCATCGTGCCAGCATGAAAGTGAATTTGTCTGCTGGACAGTAAGCCCGCCTGACTTGCACATTATTGATAACCTTGGCTCTTTTGTGCTTTTAGCTTCGATATATAGCGCTCTTCCACCCCCTGTCGTCCAAACTCCAACGAAATCTGGGAAAGGGTTTTTAAGTAATGTGGTTATGACCTTCCCATTAATATTAATAGTCCTACTGGGAGGGTCACATTTTCTTAATACTGCCTTGCCTTGCGATTCATAAAACCCTGATATTTGGGAAATTCTATTCTCGAACTCTTTTCCAGTATTTGTCTTATTCTTTCTTCTAGTCAATTAAACCAAATTCTTTAGCATATGACTCACAAGCCTTCTCAATAACCCACTTCATATAATCCTTGTCTTCTGTAAATCCTTCTTGTGGAATAGTTTTTGGAAGATCAGGAGTCCCTACTGTGTAGTCTGGATTAGGTATCGTAGGCTCCCCAACAGCAGGAACATAATCAGGGTTCTCAATCATTGGCTCCCCGACAGCTTCTTTAGCTTCTACGTAATCAGGGTTATCAATAACTGCTGACCCTTCTTGCTCGACTGCTGGTATGTAATCGGGGTTATCTATAAGTTCCTCAGACTCCTCATCATCCTCATCGTAATCAGGATTTGCAAT